AGCTCCACTAGAGAATGCAACCGAAATATCACCGCCGTTAGGTAGAATCGGCAAACCAGTTGCACTATCAATAAACGCAATTAATTTAGATGTAGATTGAATTCCTGTATCTTGGAATATTAACAATGCTTCACAATTTGCGCCAGTAACAGAACTGAATGTTGCATCATCTGCATCAAATACACCATTTGTAATTGTTTTATTTGCTAATGTTGCTGACGAAATTACAGCAGAGTTTGCCACTTCATTTCTAAATTGATGTGTTGCGCTATAAGTATAAACACCAGTGTCAACAAGTGATATAATAATAGTGTTGGCTACCATATTAATGGAACCATTTAAAAATGCTTCTTTTGCTTTTGAGTAAAGTGCGTTTGACATGTAGATTTCTCCTAGTTTTTACTTATTTAAGTTATTTATAAAATAACAGGTGTACCAATTTTTATGAATGCTTTTATGCCCGAAATAGCATAACCAATTTTCAATGAAAATGCCGCACCGTCAATTGTAGATGTTGTCACTATTGCGCCATTACTTCCAAGATACAATGATTGCTCTGGAGTCCAAGTCCATGATGGATTTGTGATAGCACCAAATGTAACTGTTTCTCCTGCGTTATCTAAAACGCCTAAAACTCTGTCAATTTGTCCTATTTCTAATGATGTTGCAAGAACAGTTTCTGCATTAGCGTTCAAAGCGACAATCTTATATTGCGTTGCAGTGCTATTATTAAAATTTACATTTAATGATTCGGTAGCGGCGGCGCCACCAGTATTTGCTTGTGCAAATGCAGATTGTGCAATACTTAATGCAGAGTTTGCTTGTGCATATGCATTGTTAGCAGTTGACCAAACTAGATTGACTGTCGTGTTAACGGCATAGCCAGCAAGACTAATTGTATTTGCGTAATTGTATGCGGCTTGTGCTAATGTAGTTCCAGTATTAGCTTGAATGTATGATGCATTAGCTGTAGAGAATGCGCTGTTGGCTTGTGAGTATGCTAAGTTTGCTGTGTACCATGCAGAGTTTGCTCTTGCTCTTGCTAGAGTATCTACTGTACCGCCACCTGCGCCAGCCGCTTGTTCTACAAATACAAATTTCTTTGATGCTTCATCATAAGATAAAACATAACCATCTGTGATACTATCTCTATCAACGTCCGCTTGATCCTCCGTGTGGTCCACCAGATTTAACAATTACTGCATTGACTTTTGTTTTAAATGCGCTAACATCTTTCTGAACATTATCAATAAACTTTTGAAACTTTTCTTCAACAGGTTTTATGTCTGCGTCTTTACCATCTTTACCTGCCAAACCTTGAATACCCTGCGATCCTGTCTCGCCTCTTGGTCCGACTGATCCTTGAATTCCTTGTTTTCCGTCTTGTCCTCGCTCACCTCGTTCACCTCTGTCACCCTTAAGCCCTCGCTCACCTTGAATACCCTGTGCGCCAACTGATCCACTGGGACCAATTGCGCCTGCTTTTCCATCTCTTCCGTCCAGACCATTTTTTCCATCTTCGCCCCTATCGCCTTTCAGCCCTTGCGGACCAATTTCACCAGCAATACCTTGAATACCCTGCGGACCAACTTCGCCCGTATCACCCTTTTTTCCCGTATCCCCTTTTATTCCCTGCAGGCCTTCAGGCCCGATTTCACCCTGTTGACCAACATCACCTTTTTCACCACGTTCGCCAACATCTCCCTTGTCGCCCTTGTCGCCTTTAGATCCCTGTGTGCCGGTCGCACCAAGGGCTCCACGTAAACCGACTGGACCAGGAACTTGTTCAACGATTACTTCTGTTGTTTTCTTTTCTAAAAGAGATACAAATTCTGTCTTAAGTTTTTGTATCTCTTGTCGTGTGTATGCTACAGATGTTGCAACAGAAACTGCTTCGCTAAGGGTATCGCTAAGATTAGTTTCCTTCTTTGTCACCTTTAGCCTCTTCAACTAATGTGCCAAAAAATGCAGTCATAGACTTAGCCAATTCTCTTTGGTCTTCGTCATCAATTATTCTAGTTTCAGTTTCTTCTTTTTTTACGCTAACAACAAGCTGTTGTGGTGCTGGTGCTGGTGGTGCAACTGGAGCTTCGTCAGCGACAGGTGATTCTTCACCATCCATGTTTGCTTTTTCTTCTTCCATCTCTTCATCCATCTGCTTAATGTCATCTTCACTCTGTTGTAGAATGTTTTTTCTGATATAACCAATGGAGAAATACTTGCCAACGTATCCGTCAATGTCTGAAAGAATACTCAAACGCTCTTTCATAATTTCAACGTTCTTCAACTCTGCAAAGTGTGCGTCAGACTGATAGTCATAGCTAATCTGTTCTTGCATTTGTTGCCACTCTTTGCGAGTGCATACACCTTTAAGAAGCAATTGTGTTTCAAGCATCTTGTCGAATATGTGAGAGAATCTTAGACGCAATCTTGAAATGAACTTACCGAACTTCAATTCATCTCTAGTGATTTCTGAAGCACGACCTAAAGAGAATCCGTTGTCAGCTTCTAAGCGTGACACTGGAACATTCAATGACTTGAACATTTTCTTTTGGAAGTATAGTACGTCATCAATCTCACCCAAGTTTTGTCCACCTTGTAGTGTAGTAATCTCTGTACCTTTACCACCTTCTCTACGTGGCAACCAGAAGTCTTCTAACATTGTTTGGAATCTTCTATCGTCACGAATCTCACCAGTCTGTGCATCATAGACAAGTTTGTTCTTGTACTTCTGCATGACTTCACGTAAGTATTGTTCAGCCTTCATCTTAGGCAAGTTACCTACGTCAATGTAAAAGATTCTACGTTCTGGTGCCCTTGAAATACGATAGATAACTGTCGCATCTTCAAGCATACGTAATTGATTGAGTGGTTTGATTGCTTTGTGTAAGTGTGATACAATTACTTTGCCATCTTTGTCTGTGATACCTGAGTTGGTGTAACAAACTGCATCTACTGCAATCTTGATACCTTGAGAACCATCTCTAGCAAAACCTTTATCAGAGTAGATAAAGTATTCGTGGTATTTTTGTGTAACGTCTGCTGTGTTTCCACGATTGTCTTTTCGTTTGTCTTCACGAACTTTACGAATCTTACGTGGGTCGATGTAACGAACTTCTTTCAATCCTGCTCTAGGATTCTTTTCGTCAATCAACATGTGATAATACAATCGACCATCAACATACCATCTACGAAAGATATCGTAGCCTTGGTTATTGAAGTCGAGTAGCTTCATAACATAGTAGAATTCATCACGAATTTTTTTCTTGATTGATTCTGGTTGTTCAAGTTTATCTAAGATGATTTGAACTGGATAGTCACCATCTTCGAACACCAGAGACTCATTAACAATATCTTCAATAGCGGCATCACATTCGGGCTGAAGTGCCATCTCACGATATTTTTTAATTAAGTCTGCATCTGTTCTTATCTGTCCCTCAAGGTCCATGTAAGTACCATAGACACCACCGCCTGAGATTGCTACTGAGCCATCGTCATCGGTTTGTGGAACAAACGATTTTAACTGTTCTGCTTCAACATCATCTTTACCAATCTTATATCCAAAAAGTTTTATCGCCATATATGTTCTCTCTAAAAAGAAATGGGGGCGTAATAGCCCCCATTGTTGCAACTATTACGCAATTATTTATGTTGCGTAAATTTCATTCAATTTAGAAATTTATGTTGATAATGTCATATCACTTGCATTAGCAAAGGAATCTGTTGCATTCCCTGCTTGGAGATAGTGATATTGGAAATTTACTGTAAATTCTGATAGCGTGTCTGTGCTGTCAAAAGACAAATCAATTGCGCTAACGTCTGTCGGAAACGCATCGTTCAATTTGTACTGTCTAGAAACTGTGTTATCACCTTTTAAGTGTACACAAGTAATGTCTTTATAGTAATCTTGAACTGTTGCTTTTGTTTGCGAATCGTAATTTCCTTTTGAAATCAAGTTTACCCAAGCACTAAATGCACGGCGTATTGATTGATTCTCATCATTGATAATTGTAACTGTCCAATCAGCAAATGTTCTGTCACCAGGAATCTTAATTCTTCTGCCTGCTCTGAATGGAACTTCAATAGTGCCTACAGTAAAACCAGGAACTGCCGCAGCCTTACAGAGAACTTTAACTGTACCTGTTGCGTCTGTAGGTAAATCAGCAGAAGCAATTAATGATGGAAATGGAATGTTAATTTCAAATAGATTCGCTCTTGCGCCTCTATTTAAAGCGGTTTTTAATTGTGTTAGTGTTGCGAATGACATTTTTATTATCCTTTAGTTTGTACTGGAATAGTAACATCGCCTTCAAAACCATTTTCAAAGTAGTCGTATGTCCAAGTTACAGTAAAGTCTTCAACTGCGTCAGTCGTGTCGTAAGACAAGTCGATTGCAGAAATGTCACTAGGCCAGCAATTTACTAATCTATATCCTCCTGCCACAACTGAAGTTCCGTCTTCTTTTAATTGATAGATTTGAACTGTGCCGTAGAGTCCATCAGAATCAGTTCCGCCTGTTTTAGCGGATCTGTTTCCTAAAGTGCTTGTGATTTCGAAATTAGTTTTAACGATATCATTCTGCCATTTTTCCATTACACTACGAATCTTAAAGTCTTCGTCATTCAAGATAGTTGAAGTCCACTCAGCGAATGTTCTATCTCCACCCATCTTCAATCTGCGGCCGCCATTCATTGGAATTTCAATTGTTCCCAATGTAGCTGACGGCAACGATCCTGATCTGCACAAATACTCAAAACTTGCCACATCGTAACCACTCGCTCTTGGCGGTGTTACTTGAACCTTGAACAAATTCGGTCTAGAGCCGGCTCCTAAAGCCGCTCTAAACTTTGTTACTGAAAATTCTGCCATTTTATTCTCCTTTTTTGTTTTCTGTAATTATTTATCCTGCGATTTCATTAAATGTAGCAGTACCTCTTACAGACACAAAATTAAGTTGAATGAAGTTGACAGAGCGAATTGGTTGTACGAAAATGTCGCAAACAAATTCATTAGCGTTTACAACGTCTTCAGGATTGTTGCTTTCATCACAAACAACTCTGAATGCGGCTAAACCACGGCGTGCTTGAACACTTCTTAAGTATGGCACAACTAGATTAACAAAGTTTGATCTTGTTGTTTCATCGTTCTGGTCGAACAATACATTGTCAGCCGCTTCACCGATTGTCTTTTGCAAGTCGATGAACAATCTACGAACGTTGATTCTGTTTGTAGATGTGTTTCTAGTTACGAATGTCTTGTCACCAAACAATACTGTACCACGACCAACTTGTGTGATTACTGGATTTACAGCAACTTTGTACAATGTGTCTCTGTCAGCTTGTGTTGGATTGTATGCTAAACGAACTAAATTCTGAATACGACCATTGTTGAAGCCAGCTGGTGACAACCATGATTCTTGATTCACATCGTTACGTGCCATGCAACCTGCAACGTCAGCATTCAATGGAACATAAACGTATGTGTCATTGTATTTGTCGTATTGATATTTCCATCCGCTGTCTGCGACTGCGTATGTAGAACGTGTAACTGTACCAGCCCATGTAGAAATTGCAGATGCTTCTGAACCAGCATTGTTCACAACGTTTGCTCTCAATGGAGAGATACAAACAACAACGTCTTTTCTAACTTCAGCAATATCGCCAATGATTCTGTTTACAACAGTTGCATTGCCTTGACCAGCAAAGATGATTGTTGCAGGAATTTCAGACTTATTAGAATACTTCAAGTAACCAGTTGCACGATCACCATCAGTTAAAGCATTACCATCAGAACCACCATTGAAGTCATAGTTCTTAACAGTAGTTACTGAAGTGTATACTGTTGGTGTGCCGTTTGCTGTTACAAGGTTTGTACCCCAATTTGTGCCAGCACCATCGTGATCTGTCCAACGAACCCATGCTGAACGATCATTGATAAGGTCTTTGTAGTAATTGCTACCACCATTTTCGGCTTTTGCATTACCTGCTTTAGATACAAGTGAGTATTTTTCTAAAACTGTGTTTGCCGTACCAGTGATTGTACCAAGTTTGTCAACAACAACAATGTGCATTTCATCATCAGATGCGCCAACAGCGGATGCTTGCAATGATGTGCCTGGAGCGCCATCGAATTCATCAAAGAATTCCCAACGGCGAGTTGCTGTTGCACCAGATGCACCAGTTAAGTGTGGGCTTGCGATTGTAAGAGATGTTGTATTTGCAATTGCAGTAACTTTAGTAGAACGACCTTCTAAAACGATGAAGTCGCCAACTCTTAGTTCTGTGTTTGCAGAAGAACCAACACCAGTAACTGTCGTACCGCCTGCTGACACGCTGAACGTACCAGTCAATGCACTAGCGTATGCAGTTGAAGATGGGCAAGTAGAAACTTTAAGCGAATTACCTAAAGCGCCAGCATACTTTGCAATGAAAGGACCGATGTTGAACGATGCTGTTTCGATATATGCATCATCGTTTTTAATCAATTGACCAGTACCGACACCACCAGAACCAGTTGCCGTTTCTGTTGTAGCATTCAATGCTGTGTTTGCGACACGAACAACGAAAAGTGGTGAAGAGTATCCCAAAAAGTTTGCGGCTGACAAGAAATCGACAACGTTAGTTGAAGATGGCTTACCGAATTCG